CGTTTGTTGCTTCACTAAAACTCACTAAGGTGTCTTGATAAATATCACATGCCAGGATCTCATGACGGGCACCACGCCTAAGTTCAACTTTTTTCTGCACAATCGTCAAGTCTTCGGTAACGGTGATTGATTCTTGTTCAATTGATTCACGAATAAATGAAATAGGCATTACTTCTTCCCTCCTTTCTTTTTACCAAAGCCGCCAGTCTTGGCCATTTTTTTCAAATCTAATTTACCTTTGTTCTTTCCAGATTTGAACCTTATGTGATTCTTTTTATTCTTGACATATCGGTTCCATTTACTAAGTCGTTGTTTCTTTTTCTTAGGCTCCGGTGCCATATCCAAAGACTCCTCGGCTTCTTGGGCATCAGTTTGAGTAACTTGGGTCAATACCTCCCCCTCTTTGATGTAAATTTGAAATGCTGGTGTGCTCGAAAGCATGTAGGCTTGATATGCTGGAATCGCAATCATGTCAACTGGGAATACAAGTGTTTCATCTCCAAGAATAAAACCGCTAATACCGCCCAAAGTTGCTCCTACTACGCGTCCAGCAGGATGAGGAATCACACCACCAACTTTAGCACCAAACTTAGCACCTTCGCGAGCAAGAGTCAATCTTTCCGCGAGCTCGCGAGGGTCTTTCAAATCAAAAGGTCGTGGCAACTACAACACCTCAAAGGTCTTGCTGTTGTGTCAACATTTCAGTCATGTCGGCTTCGGTCAACTTGACCGGTTCACCAATGACCATTACATCAATTTCAAGCGTTAGTCCTGCCGAATCAATGTTATCTGCTGCAACGCCAACCAAAAGGTCACTCACAATATGGTAACCTTCGGGATGAAGGTCGGGTGTACCAAAGTGTGTCCATTGATTTTCAACGGCGTTGGTTGTTGCTCCTCCATCATCGATTAGAGTGGTAGTCATTTCCAGGACATTGATAACATCCGGCGACGCAATACCTACATCAGCAATATTCTCATACGCGGTTGTAGTTCCAAACACTTTGATTGAAGCGTTCGGATTCGCTCCTCCAGCGGTTCGCAAAAGTGTTGGCATAAGAATTCCGTTAGGTGCATCTGGGCTTCGAAGTTGGTATCGTATCTCTTTGATACTCATACCTTCTCGCTTTACAACATTGACAAAGTCAGAAAGATCAACACGCCCATAAACAAGGGTCGTATCACCGCTTCCATCAACATCAAATTGTAGTCTATCTCTCAAAATCAAATCTCTTGAACCTTTGGCCATGGAATAATCACACTAAAAACAGTGTATAAATTAAACCGTGGTCGCGACTGCAGCACAAAAAAAACGCTGTACCGCATTTTTTTCCGCACTTTACTTTTTACACCTCCGCCACTTTGCAGCAAATCTCCGCGAGCGAAGCGAGTTAATCTCACCTTCCGCGCAGTTCGCGCGCCAAAACCTATATCCTAGGCAATCCCCACGGGGGTTTGTTGGGATGTCCGCATTGCATTGCCTATGCGCATGGTATGTACATACGCATTGATATAGTTGAACCCCTTGGCTCGTAACATGGCCCATCCTGCAAAAGAAATATTATACCAGAAATACCTTCTAATTGAACTTGACAAACTTATTGACAAGCAAATTGAGGAGGAAGAGTAATGAGGAACAAGACCATTTCATTATGCGACAAATCGTTTGAAGTAGCGCGGAAGATGCCTAACTTTAGTGGGTGGATTCGTGAACAACTTTTAAGACATCAACCAAAACCAAAAACCGAAGTAGAAAAACCAAAACCGTTCATGAACAAAAACGCGGTCTGTAAGAACTGCGGTGCTATTGGTCAACACTGGACACTTGAATGTCCCCATTTGGAGGTGACTCAATGAGTTTGATTGATGACATTGAAGAGATTGATGATAAGATCCTGGACATCATCCATTTGTACCGGCTAATGTGGCCGAACTTTAATTCTGTACCTTTGGTAGAGGCGGTTATTGTCGCATTAAACAAAGCATACAAGGCCAACGGTAAATTGGCTGACGCGATTGATAAAGGGTGGATTAAATGAAAAGGGAAAAGTGGACACAACGATACGCGGTGTTTCGTACAAAACAGGATGAAAAAATATCAGAATTAACAAGGAGAGTCAATGATATGGAAAGAATGCTTGATATGGCAATGACTGAGTTGATTAAACAATTGAAGGAGGGTCGTGAATGAGATACGCTAATGTGTGTAAAGTTTGTTTTTCTGTTGAATGGACCGATGGCGACAAGGAACGCGACCGCGAACACTATCAAAACTTTGGTTTAGGTGGTCGACGGTGGCATGTGTGCGGTGAATGTTGTGCCAAGATACAAATGTCCAGTGTGCCATACTGAAACTTGGCGTACTTCTTGGACGCGTGGCAAGGAGCGACGCATGCCAAAGAAGTGTGGTCGGTGTTGTCGATTAGAGCGCGAGGCTCGCGAGTTGCGGAAACTGCAAGACGACAATAAGGTAGAGTAACCGTTCACACCAAACGATTCTTTCGTTTTGTTCATTGTCAATTGGCGCGAGCTCGCGAGGGTCGGTCAACCGGGCCATCGTTTTTACCTCACAACATCAAAGTGTTTCCATTATCGGCAAGTTTCCGAGGTGGTTGTTGAGCGCGGATAGGTCCAGACACTAAACCTCGATTCAATCCAAACCGTAACCAATCGGGAATTGGTCCGGCTGTTGGGCTATCCCGTCCAAATGCTTCATCGAATCCAGCCATTTGACGGGCTCCGGCAACATATCCGCGTAAAGTAGAGGTTGCTAACATAGCCTCGGATTCGTCTGCACTGTAGTTTAACCAAAAATTGCGTGCGGCCGTTCCTCGAAGCATGCGTTCCGGTCGTATTCCGCCGTACTTCCATGATGGGAATATTTGGCCAACATTGTTAGCCTTAGGAATAGTACGCCCTTGATTCATCAAATTGATACCTTGAGCCACTGATTTTTCACGAATCATGCCTAAACCGTATTGTGTTACACTTGCTTTTGATGATTTGACCTTGAGCATGAAGGATAAAGATAAATCGTTAATGGTCGAGGATAATGCTTCGGCATCAGTATGAATTAGCACTGTAAAATAAACAAACGGTGTATAGAACGAAAACGACGGACCGGCCCCTATTTGAGGGGATGGGAATTGGTTTGAATCAAGTAGTGTGCTTTGATTGCTACTAAATGGACCTAAGATTGACTTGAAAAGTACCGTGTCGTTGCCGGCAGCCGGTCCACGGTTTTTGTAATTAGGTTTAGCAAAGTCCATGTTTGAATAGATGATTGGGTATGGCGAAACATAACATTCAATGTATGCGTTTGTTGCTTCACTAAAACTCACTAAGGTGTCTTGATAAATATCACATGCCAGGATCTCATGACGGGCACCACGCCTAAGTTCAACTTTTTTCTGCACAATCGTCAAGTCTT